CACCAATTTGATAAGCACCAACAGTGCTGCTACCTCCATTACCGCTATCGCTGGCATTTGCAGTAACAGTGGTTCCGCTTGTGTCTTTAGCTACAAATGTAAATGTGTTTGCGGTTGGAACAGAAGCAACCTGATACTCTTGATTAAGCACAGCGGCAGTAACATTACCGCCTAACGAAGCTGCATCAGAAAAAGTTACAAAGTCATTTACATTTGCACCATGAGCAGTATCTGTTGCTGTAATAGTAGAGCTGCCATTTGTTGCTGCAAACGTCACATCTCCAGCGGATGTTGTAGATCTTATGGGTGTTACATCGTGGTAGCTTGCGCCTTGATTGACATAAAACTTTAAATGAGTTCCGACACCTATATACCGTATAGACTCTAATGAGGCCCAATCATGTAACGATCTACAAACGCCAAGAAATGAACTAGATGAATACTTAGCCCAGCCTCCTATTTTTTCAGGGCGACCCTTTCTAAATCTAACTTTATCTGAATCAAACCAACCAGCATCCGCTGTATATTCAGTTCCCTCTTTGTTAACGCCGGGAGCAAACTGTATTTTGGTTAGAGGCATTTAAACCTGTCTCCAATCCAAATTTTGAAACATTAAAGACTCCGCTTGCCTTCTTCTTACTAAGCCTTCGAGTATCTCTCCACCAGCGCGAGTCCATCGATTCATTTCATCTGGAACACGATCAAACTGACCACCATTAAGCACCTTAAGCATTGTGCTTTCGCCAAGGTTAGTTGGGCCAAGATTATATACCCACGCAACTAAAGCATCGAACTCATGCTGTTGAAGGTCAACCTTAACCATATTGTTAATGTAACCTTCGTATTCATCCATCTCGTCAGCAAGCATTGACTCAGCATCTTCTATCGAACAAGTCTGACCTTCTTCAACGCCTTTGGTATGACCAAATCCTATAGTCCACACACCAACGCTATCTTGATAAGCCGAGGTTTCACAACCTTCAAACTTCTTTATAAGCTCTAAACCGTCCTCACTTATCTTCATATTAATTTAGACCTTCCACCTTCTTTAAAATCCATAGGCAAAAACCCAGCGCCTTCATAACCCTCATCCTTTATTTTTTGCTTTCTTTCTTTTTCTTGTTTTCTTTCTTTTTTACTAGAAAGAAATCTTTTGTATTGAGGGCCAACAGCGGGAGCTTCAATATTTCCAAGAGCAATAAGATTGTTTACCTTCTGAAGTTGATTGCTAATATACGGATCGTTAGTTAATAAATCGTTTAATGCTGAGTCAAGCTCTTTAATACTAGGTTCTTTACTATTTGCCGAGTAATAAGCATTTTCTGTTGTTTTATAACTTTGACTTTTTTCTTCATCACCAGAAGCAACTGCTTTTTTTCCAGCTTCATACAAAGCGGCATCGGCAAGACTTGCAACTGCTCTTTTAAAATCTGTTTTAGTCCTAGAAGCAAACACATCAAGAAGTCTGTTATTAGTTTCATAAAACGCATCTGAATCTTCCTGATGCCTATATTCATGGGCATACACTTGAGGGTTTGCGTTAATAGCACCAAGAGCAGAAACAGCATTACCAGGAATTTGACCTATAATTTTTCCTTCAACTTCTAAAGGCATAAGACGATCTGTTCCTCTCCTTGATATTCCTTTTGTCTTAAGACTTTGGCCTTTTTCTCTCATATCTAAAGGCAATGGAACAAGTGCTGCTTTACTAGGATCAATGGTTGACCCTTCAGGCATATAGGGGGCTATTTCAGATTGAAACTCAGTATCGCCAAACTGCATTGCAGCTAAAAAATCTTGTTGCTGCTGATCGGTCATTCCTTTTGTGGCTTTTCCTAAAGACTCCTGAATCCTAGGAGTTCTTTTTGATATATATTCTGTTAAAGCTTCATTCATCTTTAGAAGGCTCCTTATCTAACTCTTTATAGTATTTTACAATACTAATAACTTGTCTTAGGTATCTTTTAACCTCTGCCATATTAATCGAAAGGTTTTCATAACCTTTAGTTGTTAATGCATACCACACATTAGTAGGAGCATTGCCTTCATTCAAATCATCTAAATAGGCTTGCATAAGCTCTGGGTTTAAAACAGTCCACTCAACAGGCACAGACTCAATATTATTCGGCAGTGGAGGGTGGTACATTGGAGCTTTTTTTACTACCGTAACAACTTCTACGGGCTTAACTTCTGGAATATCCCTACCAGAACCAAGTATTGAACAACCGCTAACTAGTAGCAGAGCTGCTAACAGTAATAAATTCATCAAACTGATTCGGATTAGTAATTTCTTCAAGATCCTTCAACACCTCTTTTGTGCCAGTATTGATAATCTTCTCTATTAATTTTGGCTTTCTGACCGACAGCACATTCAAAGAATGCTTTGAGAACTTTTTTCTGAGATCAGTGACCTCGTTTTGAGCTTCCATATTTTGCTTTTGCAGTCTTTCGACTTGAGCAATCATAAGGTCTTGGTTCTTAATTGTTTCTTTTAAGTTATCGTTTTGCTGCTCAATAGTACTTTCTAGGGTTTTTTGGTTCTGAATTGACTGTTCTAACCTTATATGAAACGCATCCAATTCAGCTTGTGATTTGTCGTAATACATTTTAAAAGCACCAGATACAAGCATCAAAGCAATGCCTAATCCAATGCTTAACTTAAATCCCATCTACGATCCTTTCTTCCATTTGCTTGAAGGTGACTTAGTTTTGCTGGGAGACCATTTAACACGATTTGCCCAATAAGCTGCTGAAAGCTTACCTCTTTTTATATTCTTTGCATGGCGAGATTTAAATGCTTTTCTTTGCCCTGCTGTTTGATTTGTCTTTACACCTTGCTGTCCAAATCGAATAGTCTTAATTTTATCGCCTTCTTTGGCTACAACTATATGAGATTTTTTAGGATGATTAGGAGTTCGCTTAGGTTTATTAAATCCAGCAACCCCTGCTCTAGCTAATCTTGGGTCTTTTTTAGCAGGCATTATCGTTTCTTTCCTTTATGTAAACCGTGTTTTGCGTGTTGCTTTCCCTTTGCAGTAGCGGCTCTTTTCTTTTTGTTTGCTGCTGCCAGTTTCTTTTTTCCTTTTGCAGTAGATTTAAGCTTTTTAATGGTAGCTGCTGGAGCATAAACTTCGCCAGTTTCTGAAGACTTCTTACCACTTGGAGTTCTCCACTTTTGCTTAGTCCACTTTTTTAACGATTTTTGAGATTTCTTTAAAGCCATTATTGATTATGCTCTTTTAACTTTTGCTGACGAATACGCTCTTCTATTTTTTTTTAGTCTCTATTCTTTGTTGGGCTTGTTTAGCCATTAGCTTTTGTACCCACCACCTTTAGCTTTGTATTGCTTAGCAAGCATTTGCGCTTTACGAGCAGACCATTGCCCAGGCTTACCACCTTTAGATCCAGCTTTAATTTTATTAAACAAAGTTTTTCTCATGGTTGGCTTTGTGTAGTTGCCAGCTTCATTTACTTTAGATTTGGTTTTTTTCTTTGGAGGCATCTTTACACCTTATATTTATTACTTAAATATTAATATAACTCCACCTATAAGTATAAACGCACAAAGCAAACCTATAGCGGTTACTCCCATAATTAACCATATTTGTCTAATCATCTTCTTTCTAGCAGCCGCCCTAGCTCTTATGGCTTCCATCTGTCTTTTATGATTAGCTTTTTGCCGAGCTTTAGCTTCGTCCCATCTCTGCAACAATACCGGATCGTGAATAACCAACATATCGTGAAGCGATTTTTCCCACTGATCCCTTCTATGTTTTATTGATTCCAATTTCAAAAGCTCCTGTGAGCTAAGATTATTGATAACCGAGTCTTTCTTATCGCGTTCAAAAGAATCTAACGCATCAGAAAATCCTTGCATCAACTCAACTGCTTTTGACGCGCCGTCACCAACTTCATTTAATTTGTTTATGGCCGTAGATATTGTAGACAGGATTGCGCCTGCCGCTGCTACGGATTCAATTATCATGGTAAACCTCTAGGGTTTACGAGACATATAGGCTGTAGCCCCGAAATACAAACCTATAATAGAAGCCTGACTAAGGAACAACATATCACTCAGTGAAGACAAAGTTGCGAGGCGTTCTTCTGGTACAAACGGAAACAAAGGTAATAATGAATATAACACCATAGAAGACATAGCCACCCAGGCTATGCGTCTTTGAGAGTCTTGTTTTTCTTCTCGCAAGTCTAATTCAATCATTTGAGTCGCTCGTTCTAGCTCCTCATCGCTAACAGTGCCATCATTATCGATGTCATATTTAGCCCAGACTGAATCTTGCTGTAGTTTTTTAGTCATTATCTTTTAGTCTTTGCTGGCGATAAAACTCTATGTATTCTTCCCATCGAGCAAATCGTTTTTCTTCGTGAATATAAAACAATCCGTGATATACGCTCATTACTAATCCCAAAACTTTTGATTGGCTCCAGCCATTACTGGCTTACAGTAAGCAGTTATGTTGTGTTGTTTGATGCCGCCTCTACAACGGACATCTCTACAATTATGTTCTATCCAATACGCAAATTGCTGACAACGATGAATGTCTCGAAACAACATTTGCTCTGACCCTTGGGTCACATTCCCCTCTATAACTGTAATCAGCATAAAGGCTAGTATTGTGCCTTTCATTCATAAAAACTTAGAAGCTACTATAGTTACGATCATAAAGGGATACACACCCCACAGTAACATTTCTAGCTTCTTAAACTTTTCCGATCCTTCTTCAAGTCTTTTCTCAATGTACTCGTATCGCAAAGCACATTCTCTTTCATGCGCCTTTAGTTCTGTACGTCTTATGTACATCTCCTCCAGCGAGTCAGACATTAGTCAGACCTTTTGACAAACTTAATCGGGTTGGTTGTAGCTCCTTCTTTTGCCTTACCAATATTTAACGCTGCGATCTCGACGATCTTATATAGCCGTCCAATCAAAGCATCGTCTTTAGGAGTAGGAGTCAGGCTGCATATGATCGATGCTGCACAAACGATACCCGTTACTACAGATATTATATTAAGAACAAAATCCATTACTGTTGCTCCGCGCTTGCCGCTTCTAGTTGCTGTGAATACCAGTTAAACGCTGCTACATAAGTATCAAGCTGCTTTTGGTTGGCATTAATTACACTAGTAATCTGCCCAATCTCTTCTCTAAGCTCATCCATACGAGCAGTTAGCATCTCAGGATTAGGAGGAAGCTCAACAACCTCAGTTTCCTCTACAACTTCTGCTTTAGTGTCTTGTTCCATCTTCCTCTACCTTCCATACATTCAAATTTGCAGCGACTGTGCGCCGTTCGCCTTCACCCTCAAAAGGGTAAACCATATGTGTCAGCCAACTAGGAAACATCAAGAACTTTCCGACTTCTGGCTTAATCACAAAACTTTGTGGAGGAGCTAATCGCTCTGTATCTAATAAACTATTACGGCCATAACTAAACGCAAGGCAACCATCGGCATTACCAGAAGAGTTATATAAGCTATACTCTGGGCTTCCCGCTGTCGGCTGATCTAAAATCTGTTGCGGGACTTTTGTCCATGTCGTACAAGAGACTCCCATAATGGTCTTAGTCCCATGATCGTGGATTGGGTTATAGTCACGCTCGTAACTGTGTACTGACCACAATTCATCTGTAAGAACTTCTCTTTTGCCTTGTAATGGGTTGCCAGACTGAGCGCAGAACTGTTTTACATAGTCCATTGCCAAGCCTTGAATCGTCCAATTAAAGTCTTTTAATTCTTCGCAGTGATGATCCATCGTAAGCTGTTGACCGTGTCCTATTTGACCTACCAGAGTACCCGCATGGCTTTTACGTTTCTGATCTACCATTAATTTATCAAGGTAGTCATTAAGCGTACCTACCATGTTTTCAGATAGTTGCGCCTCCAGCATAAATACCGCTGGCAACGTATGGAATGAAAAGTGTTGCGGCTCCATTAGCTAGGAATAACGTAGCTGTTATCTGGTACAGGATCTTTAGACGGGTTTGTAATCACAGAATCGTATTGACTAGCAAATATCGCATCCCACTTAGTTGTCGGACAAAGATCCTCAAGTTCTTTTTTAGTCCACTCACCCTCTGCTTTAGGGGTAAAATTATCGGTAGTTGAACCGTCTGGGTTTTTATTAGCCGAATTAATTACTGTGCTTTTATTGTTTGTATAGTAATCAGCTTCTCCTTCCGTACCCTCTTCGTACTTCATTTCTAAATCCCAAACAACGACTTTGCCGTCTAAGACAGAGGGTATAGCCCCAATTAATGTTTTCTTTACTGCCATTTCTAGTCTCCTTTAAGTTTTTCGACTTCAGCCGAAAGTTCTTGAATTGCTTTTACCAACATAGGTATAACCGACGTTGGGCCAATCCGTTGTCTGCCATCAGAAGGGTCTTCTGACCACATATCAAACCCATCTTTTAAATTATGTTTGTCTATAACCTCTTTAACTTCTTGGGCAATAAAGCCATGTTCGTATTTATCAGTTTTATAGCGGTTTTCCGAACCTGATACATGAGATCTCAACTCTTCAGGTATATCTTTTTCTTTACGATACCTAAATGTTCTAGGCCGAAGGTCGTTAATAAAAGAAAGTCCTATTTCTTCGTCTTTAATGTCTTCTTTTATCCTTACGTCAGAAGGGTTAGTCCAAGTTGTACTGCTAAAAGAACAAGACACATCAGTTGTACCATTTCCAATATTAATAGTGTTTGTGCCGTTACCGCCAACCTCTTGACCTAAAATTATTTCATTAGATACGGTTGCCGAACTAGTACGAGCAGCTTGACCAATAACAATATTACCAGACCCTGTGGTAAGCAAAACGCTAGAGTTTGACGCAGAAGATCCTATAAGAACATTGTTATCTCCAGTTGTTAGGTTTGCCCCACAACTACCTCCCACCGCTACATTATTAGTAGCCGTTGTAGCAGCTCCAATAGCATAATAACCAAGTGCTGTATTATGCGTGTCAGTTACCGCACTTAAAGCAAAATATCCAATGGCGGTGTTGTAACCAGCGGTAGTATCTGCATCAAGTGCCGCATATCCAACCGCTGTACTAGCTACACCTGTGGTATTGGCCGCCATTGCATTATATCCTACCGCAACATTTCCACTCGCTGTCGTGTTGGCATTTAGCGCAGTTCTTCCGAACGCTGTGTTGTGAGTCCCCGTTGTGTTTGCTGTTAGTGAATATACACCGACGGCGGTATTTGAGCTTCCTGTACTGTTAAGATTCAGCACATCTCTGCCCACAGCCGTATTTGCAGCACCTGTGGTATTCGAGGTCAGCGAAGCATACCCAACTGCGGTGTTATCTGAAGCGGTGGTGTTGGCATCTAAGGAAAGTGCGCCAACTGCTGTGTTGTAGTTTCCAGTAGTAGCGGAAACTAGAGCGTCTTTTCCAACAGCAACACTGCCTGTGCCTGTGGTGTTAGCACTTAAAGCATTATGTCCAACTGCCGTATTGTCTGCCGCCGTATTGTTTTCTAAAGCACTCGAACCTATAGCGACATTGTAAGATGCTGTTGTTACGTCATCTAAGGCTCTTCTGCCCATAGCCACATTGTAGGTTCCTGTGGTGACAGAATCTGCCGCTCTATAGCCAACGGCGGTGTTGTAATTTCCGGTGGTAATCGCTGCTCCTGCGTCAGCACCAAGAAGGGTATTGTTTATACCTGAAGTGACTGCTGAACCTGCGCTATACCCTAATGCTGTGTTATATACAGCCGTTGCGGTGGCAGAATTTTGAGCATCAAGTGCGTAGCAACCAACAGCGGTGTTATAGCCCCCCATTGTTTCTGAAGCTAATGCGTTATACCCAACTGCGACATTAAAATCTGTATCAGTTAAAGAATCTCCAGCTTTACCTCCAATTAAAGTGTTGTAATAGCCAGTGGTAATTGCTGAACCAGCCTCACAACCAACTGCGACATTGTAAGAATTTGAGCCACCCGAAAAATTTTGAGCCGTTAAAGCCGAATCACCGACAGCAACATTTTTGCTTGCCGCAGTCTCAGCATCTAACGCCTGATACCCAATTGCAACATTACCTGATCCCGTGGTGTTAACTGCTAGTGCATAATATCCAAGAGCAGTGTTGTTTGCTCCCGTGGAATTGTCTGATAAAGCAAAAGCTCCTAATGCGGAATTATAATCAGCCGTTGTTGTCGAAGATAAAGCAGAAAACCCAACAGCGGTGTTTCTAACTCCGGTGGTAATTGCGTCACCAGCCGCCGAACCAACAGCGGTGTTTCTATCGCCTGTGGTAGCAGCAGCTAATGCTGATGTTCCAATCCCAACATTGTTTGATGCGGTCGTATTTGCAGTAAGCGCAGCATATCCGACTGCGGTGTTAGAACCGCCTGTGGTGTTTGCTCCTAATGCATCTTTACCAATAGCAACTCCGCTACCGCTTGTATTTGCGTCCATCGCGCCAGAGCCAATAGCGATATTATTAGCAGAAGTGTTTGAAGCTCCTAATGCATTAAGCCCGATTGCAATATTATCCGAAGCTGTTGTATTTCCGTCTAAAGCAGCCGATCCAATTGCTACGTTATTTGCTCCTGTAGTGTTTGAAACTAAAGCGTTATATCCAAGTCCGGTGTTACTATCGGCATTATTCGTATATAAGGCTTGATAGCCGATACCGACATTTTTAGTACCTGTCGTATTAGTAAACAAAGAATTTATGCCGACTGCGGTATTTTCTGCACCAGTAGTGTTTGAACTTAACGCTTGCATCCCAACAGCAGTTCCACCACTAGCCGTAGTATTCGCATCAAGCGCACCAGAGCCAACTGCGGTGTTGTTAGAACCTGTTGAATTTGCTCCTCCAGCCTCATCACCAACAAACGTGTTGTCAGAGCCTGTTGTTAGCGCATCACCAGCGTTCTCACCAATAGCCACGTTATCGGTACCTGTAGTCAACCCTGTGCCAAACGCACCGCTACCCAGACCTACGTTGCCTGTACCGCCTAATACGTCGAGTACATCTGTAACTGCTGCGCCTGATCCTGCACCGTCCGTGGCAACCATGCGGATACCGCCGTTTGGTATGACCACATTTGCGCCTGTTCCTGCGGTTAATGTGACTGTATCACCAGCGGAGTTCTGTACTACCCATACGTTAGAAAGAGTATTTGGAGCTAACGTGACCGTACAAGCCTGTGAGAGAGATCCTGTGAGGGTAAGGGCCATCGAGCGAAATGCATCACTAGCACCATCAGCCATCGTAATGGTTGCTGTACTAGCGTCCGAAAGAGCCTCGCTTGCTGCCCCAAATTTTTCAGCGATTAGCTCCAAATTCGTATTTGTACTTGTTCCCCAAGTTCCAGATTCATCGCCAGTGGCGATCTCTTTTAATCTTAGGTCATTAACGTAAGTTGCCATTTATGCTACCTCTTTCCAATTAGGTGTCTGGCTATCGTCAATAGCCGTCCAGTTTGGTGTTTGACTTGTACTAACCCCCGACCAACTTGCTGTTTGGCTGTCATCAACCAAGCTCCAAACAAGCGGGGTAGTTGTTGATGCTGTAACCGAATTACCCGATACCCCAACAATTGCGTCACCATTGATGCTAACGCTTGCCGTAGACGCGACAAGCTCTGTACTACTGACAGAAACCGTATTGCTTGTAATCGTCGTAACGCTGCCAACAGATGCTGTCGCAGAGTTTCCTGTCGGGGATACCGTTGCTGTACCAGTAACCGTAACCGATCCCAGACTGACTGTAGACGAGTTTCCACTTGGCGATACGTTTGCATCGGCAGATACCGATACCGATCCAACCGATGCGGTAGCTGCGTTACCTGATGGCGATACATTTGCCGTACCTGTGACACTAACCGAACCAACGCTTGCAGTAGCAGCATTGCCAGATACAGACACACTCGCACTAGCGGATACAGATACCGATCCGACAGAGACTGTTGCCGAATTTCCTGTTGCTGT